ATTCAAATCAAATCCACGCTACCGGGTACCCTGTCGGAGTTGACTCCGCGTACCCATCAGCCCTCTGATAATCGAGAGAGTGCTGTCAAACCAAACAGGCCTATTGGCTGTTCAGGACAGGCGGCTGAAATGCAGAAAAGGAGGATTGGGATTGAGGCTGGCTGCCAACCCATTCATGACCGGCCTCCCCCAACTCCTGTGCTTAAATGTAAGGACGTGACACTCGGGAATTACTTTTCAATTCTGGCTGATCTGCCAGAAGAGGAAAAGAAACTCGTCGAGACGACGGATCCTATAGCACAGAAGAGTGCGGGGAGAGGCGCCTCTAACCTCATTTCGTTCATAACGGAGCGTGCAACACGCTCCGTCACAACCCGAAAATCGGTTGTGGTTCAGTTAGTGAAATCCCTCGTGACTGTCTTTGTTGCAAGACGGTCAGGACTCGAGCAGTGGTTCAGCGATAAAGAGCTGGACCGATGCATCAAGAGTTTCGAGAAAACTTCGTCTGTCATTGAGCAGGTCAGCTCAGATGATAATCAGGAGCAGACGTTCATCAAGTATTACCAAGATCTGTATGTTTGTCAGGTCTTTGGTGATACTGAAGGTGAACGCCTCTTGCAGACGAGTGCTAAACCAGAGGTTGTCAAGAATAATCCTCCGTTGTTTGTCGGTTGGTTGAAAAGATGCATCATGCATCGTCTCATGAGACATGATGACTCATTCTTCTATTCGCTCCAGAAAGGAGCGAAGAAAATGTGGCCATCATTAGGGAAAGTTAAGGAGCTTGCTGCCTATAAAAAGCATGCAGACCGTCTTTCTCAGTCCCATGGGTCAGTTTCTCATGATCTGAAAACTGCGATTCGTAATGTTTCAAAAGAAATATTTGGACACATTGCGAAGCGCGGGACGAAGATGATGCCATCCCTCTCTGCTTGCTTGCAAGCGCCCCGAAGAACTGGGGGCGTGTCAAGTTTGTTCAAGCCATTGAGAGTATCCGACAAATTGGAATCGTCCATCGGTTCCCTCAGACAGATGCATCATGATCTATGCACCTGGAGAACGGATGTGTTCCGGACAGCTTTTCGATCCGCTGCTGAGGCGGGAGTTGAGAGTGGTGTGGTCAACTGTGATGTCAATGTCACAGCCCTACCTGAGCCTGGTAAATTCAGGCTACTCTCACTCGGAGATGGTTATCTCTATACGGCGCTCCAGCCCCTTCAGGGACAGATGCTGGATGCGTGGAAACGGCACAAGACCTCGACGATGCTCCATCAAGATCTCACTGCAAGGGTGCAGGAGATCCTCGACGAAACACCTGCGGATTTCAAATGGTTCAGTGTTGACTATGAAGCAGCAACAGACTTGTTGAAGCGAGAGGCAACTCATATTGCGTTCGATGCCATTCCAGTAGACTTCTGGAATGTTCGTCATGGTGCAAACTCTGAAGAGCTTATGCTCGGAA